ACCTGGATATTTATCTGGAGCTATTAATAATGTGCCTTAAATAAAAAATAAAAAAAATAAAAAAATAATAATTAATAATCAGATTGTATAAGAAAAGCGGGGTCCGGTGACGGACCTCAAGATATAATCGTAAGCGCAACAACTTAGGTTTTTAGGGTGCGCCACAAATTGAGAATCGTGATAGGCAGTAATTACTTACTATCGCGGTTCTCAATTCTCACTTGTGGGATTAAGTGTCAACACGTGTAACGCGCGTGATAACAGTGCGCGTACTTCACGTGTTTTCGGGTCCTAATGAATGTTTCATATATAAACACTATAAATAGTTAGGAAAAATTATGGTTAGAAGACAAGGAATTTTTTGGATCTTAACTATCCCCCAGCATGGATTCACGCCCTATCTTCCCGAACAATGTTCCTACATCGTTGGCCAATTGGAAAGAGGAGAGTCGAATGGATTTTTGCATTGGCAAGTTATGGTTGGATTCAAACAAAAACAATCTCTCAACGGAGTCCGAGCCATTTTCGGAAACTATCATGCAGAGTTGTCGAGATCTTCCGCCGCCGACACCTATTGTCAAAAGGAAGAAACCCGTATTGAAGGAACCCAGTTTGAGCTCGGAGTCAAGTCTTTCGCCAGAAACTCGAAGGTTGAATGGGAGTCCGTGTGGTCCGCCGCCAAGTCCGGAGATTTTTCAGGAATACCGGCTAACGTACGAGTGGTCAATTATAGGACCCTTCGGACGATTAGCTCAGATTATTCAATCACTAGAGGAATGGAACGTGAATGTGTGGTGTTCTGGGGAAAAACAGGTAGTGGAAAGAGTAGACGTGCATGGGAAGAAGCTGGTTTGGAAGCTTATTCTAAGGATCCCCGTACAAAGTTTTGGTGTGGTTATAATGCTGAAGAAAACGTTGTTATCGATGAATTTCGAGGAGGAATTGATGTTTCCCATCTTTTACGATGGTTGGACAGATATCCGGTCCGAGTGGAAATCAAAGGATCATCAAAACCTTTGGTAGCGAAGAAGTTTTGGATTACGTCTAATATTTCTCCTGAAATGTGGTATCCAATGTTAGATGTAGAAACTTTGGCAGCTTTAATGCGAAGAATGGTAGTAACTGAGTTTCCTTAATAAAAATAATGGCTTATGTTAAAAGACGAAGTTATCCTTCTAAGCGTACTTATACTGCAAAGCGTAAATACGTTCCTAAATTTAAGAAAAGTGTTAAAAAGCCGATGTACCAGCGTGGTGGATATCGAAAGAGATATTCAGGTTACAAGAGAAGCTCGTACGTTAAATAGATAGTTTGCTTAATAAAATAAATGAAACGAAAGTACGATGACTTTGCCCCAATTTTTGGTGCTGTGAGTAATGTTGGCAAAGCAATTCGTGGGTATGAAGCTGCAACAATGTTTGTTCCAGCAGTTGAAACAATGTTTCCAGGAGCTGGTTTAGGAACGGCTATGACGGTAGGAGCTGGTTTAGGATCTGCTGGAGTGATTGCAGCTGGAGCCGGTGTTGGTTATTTAGCTGGGAAAGTTATAACCGACATGTTTACCCAAAGAAATTTAAGTGGTGGCAGTATGACTGGAACGTATCAAGGAAAATTTGCTCTGAGTGCTCGGAATGCTTTTAAAGGATTACGTGATGAATATCAGAAAAAAGGTGGTGTTTATATTATTGAAAATTTTGGTCAGGTTGCTGATCCTGATCTTGTGTATTTGGGTCATAGTACTTGGAATGATGAAGCATGTGTTAGATCAATTGGATTGAGTATTTTGCGAAAATTGTTTAGGGTTGGTTTGAATTTGGATCCCCAAACTGCTTATGAAGAGTTACCATTAGTTAATATTGTGCCTGATTCTGGGCCAAATGGATTTATTATTATCTATGAATTTAAAAATTCTTCTGGTTTTAAGAGTACTTCTGCATATGCTATTGCCAATGATCAATCATTGGATACAATTTTGTCTACCAGTTTGTATAATCCTTTGAATTCTATGTTAAAGGATGATAATCCTGCTGTTTTAGAAAAGGTTTATTTGTATGAAGATGGTACTCCAAGAAGACTTTGTTATCAAATGGATATGAACAAAGAAATTTTGAGCGTAGCAATGGCTAGTCATATGGTTGTTCAAAATAGAACTAAAGCTGCAGCTGATGGGTCTCTTTCAACAACGCAAGTTGATGTGCAACCTTTGAAAGGACCTGTGTATGAGTTTTCAATTGGAGTTCCTAAATTGAAAGCTGATGGGCCAATTGCATTAAATCAAATGGAAAATCAAGGTTTAATTTTGTGTCGAGCTGCACAATTTGGTGGAACAGATATTCAATCTTATAAGGAACCTCCTGTGAAGAATGCATTTCAAAAATGTGTTAAAAGTGGTTTTGTACGTTTAAATCCAGGTGCATTGAAATCTATGACAATTGGAACTGACATTCGTGGTTATTTTGCGAATGTATTGTTTAGATTGAGATATAATGTGGCAAATACTCAAACAAAGAATTGTTATGGTAAATCTCAGTTAGTTTGTTTAGAGGAAGAGTTGAATTCTGGAAGTGCTAATAACATTACAGTACAATATGAGTGTCAACATATTGCTGGTGCTAATTTAACAACTACGTTGAATCCTAATATGCAACCTGGATATTTATCTGGAGCTATTAATAATGTGCCTTAAATAAAAAATAAAAAAAATAAAAAAATAATAATTAATAATCAGATTGTATAAGAAAAGCGGGGTCCGGTGACGGACCTCAAG